ACTTTTGTTACCACCCAGTATTCAATAAATCCAGGGTTATTCAATACTTTTCCTTGGTTGTCAGCTATAGCTGACAGATTTGAGTTGTATACTTTTCTCTCTTTGGAGTTTCTTTTTGTTACAACTTCACCAACGTCTGTTACGGGTTCCATAGCTATGGCTGTTGACCCTGATGTTGAAGACCCACCACCGACGACAAAACAACAAATGATGACTTTTAATGGTTCTGTTACTGATGTTGCGTGGAAGGATATATCTATGCGTGTGCCACCAAAATCTAGATTTGCTAAGGATTTGTTTATACGTAGTGGTAGCGTGTCTGGTACTGATCAAAAGACCTATGATTTGGGAAATTTTTATATAGCTACTCAAGGCCAGGCTAATAATACTACACAAGTTGGAGAATTGTATGTTAGATATAAAGTTGCGTTGATTTCTCCACAATTAACCAATATTGGTTCCATTACTGGTAGTGCTTATTTTTCTTCGACAGGTGGAACTCCAACAATACCTTTTCCTGCGGCACATACTAGTTTTTCTTCTTCAGGGTCAATAGTTCCGTCTAGTACAAATACCACTTACACTTTGTTGATGCCAGCTGATTCGTCAGTGCAGTATTGGATACATGTTGATGAAGCTGGTGATGGTATGTCAGGTGCTACGTTTGTGAATAATGGTACAAATTTGATTATGCAAGTTGAAGCTGGCACTGGAACTGATATTATGTTTGCTGGTTTAACTCAAGCAAGTTCAACAGGTATAATAACATTTATATTGACACCTGGTGGCACTGGTTACACTGATTTAATTACATCTTTTTATGCTACTATAATACAGAATAATGCTCCTATAACACCAAGTTCTCTTGGAGTTTTTGGGATTAAACAGAGCTTTGATGATAATGATATTAAAATGTTAAAACAGATGATTAAAGCTCAAGCTTCTAACCTTGAGAAAGGAAAGGAGAAAATCGATTCGGAAGGATCGTCCTCTACTGTCAGTAGCAGGGAAATGCCTCAAAAACAGAAAATTGGCAAATCCGTGAAGATAGTGGATGGTAATAGTGTGGTTTGTTGTGATAATGAAGGTAAATTGACTATTCCTGTAGAGAAGTTATCAGACTGGACTACAGAAGAACAAC